AGTTTAAATTCGAAATTCCAAGTTTGAGCGTTAAAAATCCAACAAGTAGCAAATTAGGTTTCTCTTTAGCTAAATAATTGAGTACCATAAACTTTAGTTAAAAAGTATCAAGGATTTTTATTAAATTGGTTATATGAAAAAGACTACATACGGTGTCATGAAATCCATCGATGGCACAACAATTCACTACATCCAAGATCCAGGTCAGAATAGAAAACCTCACAATTTGAACGGGCCAGCAATGATTTACGCTGACGGCAAAGAGGAGTACTATATAAACGGTCTCAAAATTACGCAATCCCAATTTACATTGTCAAATAAGAAGCGTTCCCTTAAGCAAGAGGAAGAAGAAGCTTAGTGACATATTTATTAGAAAATTAAAAACTATGAAAATAGCAATTAAAGGCCTTATCGCCTTATTTTTAGTCGCATGTGTTTATTTAATCTTTAAAGAATTTGACGGCGTTAGATTTAAAACCGAGTCTTACGAGAGAGAAATAGAGTCTTTAGCAGTTCAAATTGATTCTTTACACGTTCAGAACGATAGTTTAGAGACCACTATTCAAGTGGTAGAAAAAGAGAACCTAGTTTTAGAACAAAAAACTAAAACATTAACTGGAAAAGTAAAAGATTTGAAAGAAGATAAGTCAGAATTAATTGCGGCAGCAAAAATGAGACCTCACGAAATTGACAGCTTCTTTCTTGTAAGATATAAAGAACAATACAAAGTCGTTACAAAAGACACAACTATTTTACCAGTACCAGTTTCAAAAGCTGTTGTAGTTGATTTAGTAGATTTCGATAGAACTAAGAATATTGTTTTAAATCAAGACAGTTTAATCACAAATTTAGAAACAACTGTAAACGGTAAGGATAAAGTAATTGTGACTCTAAGAACTAAAGAGAGCAACTACGAGTCTATTATTCAAAAGCAAGTTCAACAGCAAGACAATTACAAAATAATCGTTGAAGGTTTGAAGGGCGATATTAGAAAATTGGATAGAAAAAACAAGTTAAATAAACTTACTAAATTTGGTATGGGAGCTCTAATTATAGGTCTCGCCGTAACGCATAAATAATGGCAGAAAGTCAGATAGATATAAAAGAAAGGATCAAGCACGAATTTATAACTTGCGCCAAAGATCCGGTGTATTTCATGAAAAAGTACTACATGATTCAACACCCACAAAGAGGTCGAATGCTGTTCGACCTTTATCCGTTTCAAGAAAAAGTACTAACGCTATTCCAAAAATACCCCGAATCCATAATCAATAAGTCAAGACAGTTGGGTATCTCTACTCTAGTGTCCGCTTACTCTTTATGGCTAATGGTATTTTCAAAAGATAAAAACGTTCTTGTAATTGCGACTAAGCAGGACACTGCAAAGAACATGGTTACAAAAGTTAGATTTGCTTACGATAACCTTCCTAATTGGATGAAGATCGGAGCTGCTGCAACTTCCAACAACGCATTAAGTTTAAGGCTAACAAACGGATCTCAAATCAAAGCGGTATCTGCAGCAGGTGACGCAGGTCGTTCTGAAGCCGTATCGCTATTGGTAATTGATGAGGCCGCGTTTATCGATAATATTGAAACGATCTACACAGCTGCTAAGATGACCTTGGCTACTGGTGGAGGTTGCATAGCGTTATCTACTCCTAACGGTGTTGGTAACTGGTTTCACAAATCTTACACAGAAGCTCAATTACAAAAGAACAGCTTCTTACCAATTTCATTACCTTGGAGTGTTCACCCTGAAAGAGCGCAAGACTGGAGAGACAAACAGGACATGGATCTGGGAATTAGAATGGCAGCTCAAGAGTGCGATTGCGATTTTGCAACCTCAGGTAATACAGTAATTCCTCCAGACATTTTAACTTGGTACGAGGCCAACATGATATCGGAACCAATCAATAGAGAAGGTCAAGAAAAAGCTTTGTGGATTTGGAAATATCCAGAACCCACCAAGTTTTATATGGTAGTTGCCGACGTAGCGAGGGGAGACAGTTTGGACTACTCTGCATATCATGTTATAGATATAGATAGTTTAGAACAAGTAGCTGAATTTAAAGCCCAGACTGACACCAGGATATTTACAAACGAGCTTATAGCAATATCAACAAGATACAATCAAGCCTTATTGGTAATTGAAAACGCCAATATTGGTTGGGACGTAGTTCAAGGCGTGGTTGAAAGTGGATACTCAAACATACACTTTAGTCACAGATCGGATAGTAACGCAGACTTAAATAGCTACTTACAAGTGCATTACGGAAACTCTACTTTAATTCCTGGATTCACAATGAGTCCTAAAGTTCGACCTTCTGTATTAGAAAAAATGAGAGATTTCATAGAAAATAAAACGGTAATCATAAGATCCGTTAGACTATTAGAGGAGCTTCGCGTATTTATATGGAAGAATGGTAAGCAACAAGCCATGTCAGGGTACAACGATGACCTTGTAATGGCGTTTTCAATAGGAATGTACTTGAGAGAGACTTCTTTAAGGTTCAAAAGAACGGCCCACAGTTTGACAGAAGCCACTTTGAACGCCTATACGAAAGTTGGAGACGATAGTCCAATGTACAATTCTTACGGAAATTACGGTGAAAATCCATGGAAACAAGAGATTGTAACTCCTATGGGAAATCAACAACAAGATTTAACTTGGCTTTTATAATATAAAAATATGGCAGAAAATAAACAAGACAATCTATTTTCGGCGTTAAGGAGACTATTCTCTACCGACGTCATTATTAGAGATTCGGGAGGAAAAAACTTAAACGTAATAGATACTGAGCACATTCAGACTTCTGGTGTGATTCAAACCAACTCGTTGATAGATAGATTCCACAAAGTATACACCACGTCTACGGCGTACGGAGTCAACCTCAACCTTGCTCAGAACTACCAATCAGCTCGTGTACAAATCTATGCTGATTACGATGCAATGGACACAGATGCTATCATTGCTTCTGCGTTAGATATTATTGCTGACGAGTGTACTTTAAAGAACGATCAAGGTCAAGTACTAAACATCACATCAGCTGACGAAAACATTCAAAACCTATTAGAAAACCTATTCTATTCAGTTTTAAACATAGAATTTAATTTATGGGCATGGATTAGAAACATGTGTAAGTACGGTGATTTCTATTTAAAATTAGAAATTGCAGAAAAGTACGGAGTTTACAATGTAATTCCATTCTCTGCTTACAATATCGTTAGACAAGAGGGATTCAATCCTAAAAATCCAAACGAGGTAAGATTCAAATTTGATCCTAACGCAGCTATTAGTTCAACCACAGGATACTCTTCAGCGTTTAATAATCAAGATCCAGGAATTTGGTTTGATTTGTACGAAATGGCTCACTTTAGATTTCTTGGAGACGTAAACTATTTGCCTTACGGTAGATCTTATTTGGAACCAGCTAGAAAACTATTCAAACAATACACTTTGATCGAAGATGCGATGCTGATTCATAGAATTACTCGTGCTCCAGAAAGAAGAACGTTCTACGTTAACGTGGGAGCCATCCCACCAAACGAGGTTGAGAACTACATCCAACGCATGATCGGTAAGATGAAGAAAACTCCGCTTATCGATAGTCAGACCGGTCAATACAACATGAAGTTCAACCAACAGAACTTATTGGAAGACTTCTTTATTCCAGTTAGAGGCAACGATCAATCTACTAGAATTGATACTGCAAAAGGTCTTGAATACAATGCGATAGAAGACGTACAATACTTTAGAGAGAAATTGTTTGCTGCGTTAAAGGTACCTAAAGCATTCATGGGATACGAAAAGGACTTAACAGGAAAAGCAACTTTGGCTGCTGAAGACATTCGTTTTGCTAGAACAGTAGAAAGAATTCAAAGAATTATTGTATCGGAATTAAAGAAAATTGCTTTAGTTCATTTGTACGCTCATGGATACACAAACGAGTCAATTACCAACTTCGATATTCGTCTGACCAATCCTTCTATCATATACGAGCAAGAGAGAATTGCTATGATGAAAGAGAAGATAGACCTTGCAAACCAAGCAATAGACAACTCTTCTTTACCAAGAGATTACATATGGAAGAACGTATTTAATATCTCTGA